AGGCCGTTGATCACGCGGTTGTATGCCCAGCCATCAGCCGGGTTCCCGTACAGCTTGAACCGCACCAAGTGCGCGATCGCGTGATCGATTGGATGCAGCATCACGAGGTTCTCAGGCGCATCCGTTCCTCCCTGATACCTCGGGATGATGTGATGCCTGTGAAACCCCGCGAGCAAATTCATTACAACCTTGCTCCAATCATCAGCGTGTATATACACCTATCGACGGCGCGATCATGATGGGCGACTTGTCGCGCTCCTCCTGCTCGGCCAGCATCAGGTACTTCTCCGCCTGACCCTCCAGATACTGGATGCGGTCCATCGGAACCCCAGGCAACTCCATCGCCATCTGGTGCGCCAGCATGTTCTGCACCGCCAGATACCAGCGCTGCGGAATCTCCAGTTCGCCCGACAACTGCCCCACGTCCATCACCTGCCGCGAATACCACAGGGTCATCTGCACGAAGTCGTCAGACGGCACCGGCCACAGGTACAACTCCGCCTGGGGGACCGTGCGGTTCACCCAGAACTGGAACGGCTGGTTCGCCGTGAAGTTCTTGTTGGGCAGGTTCGTGTAGTCGTCCCGGTTCAGCCGGGCCATCGTGATCTCGGTCGAGTTGTTCCCGAAGTACAACTCGCGCACGCTCAGCGTCGCACCCCCGGTCTCGCGCATGCGGTAGTACGGCGCCGACGCACCCGGGTCGATGTCGTACCAGATCCATTTGCCATCCACCCAGGCCGTCGAGCCCGGGTCGTACAGGGTCGTCCACGACACGTTGTCCTGCGACGTCTCGAAGACCACATCGAACGTCCCAGTGGCCCCAGGCAGGATCCCGATCGACCCGATGTACTCAGGCCCGGAATACGCCATCGACAGGTTGCCGTTGGCCGACACCTGGGTGCAGATCGTGTCCACGTTGCCGTCGAAGGCGTTCGTCACCACCCCGCCCGCACTGGTCGAGGCGTTGCCCGACGGCCGGTTCATGCGCCGGTACAGGGCCTGCAACACGTCGACACCACCCAGCGGCAGGTCGTAGATGTACTGGTTCGCCCGCAGGCCGATCACCGCCTTGTTGATGGCCCAGTACTGGATCCCGATGTTGATCAGGTTCGACAGCAGGTAGAACAGAGCCGTCCGAGAGGCCTGCACCTGCTCCGACGTCAACTCCTCGGCCAGCTTGCCAGCGCGGCGAGCGCCATGATCGATCAGCTTCTGGACCGAGACCGTCGTCGTTCCAACCGTGCCTGAGTACGCCATCACCACCCCGGACAGTTCCAGCGCTTCATCGAAGCACGCGCCCGGCTTCCAGGCTCGCTCTTGCGGGCCACCGGGCCCATGCGGGCGCAGAATGAATCACGCCGCGACCCACCCTGGGGCTGCGGGGCCTTGAGGTTCGACCCGGTCTCGCGGTTGTACTTCTCCCGGCCCTTCGCGGTCAGTCCAGCACCGCGATCAGCCGGCAGCTTCTCCCCACGACCGATGGCGAGGCTGACGTTCTTCGCCATGTCTCACCAGCACGATCCGCCGCCACGCATCTTCGCCTCGGGCAGCTTCTTGTACGAGCGGCCCTTGACGTTGCCCGAGGTGAACTCAGCCGCCACCGAAGGCTTGATCCCGACCTTCTTCGCGAACTTCGGGTTGTTCTCAGCCGCCTTCATCAGGCGGAACTGCGACTTCGACTTGGCTGGCATGTCACGGCCCGTTCTTGATGAGGATGATGTTGAAGAAGGCGCTCACCGCGTTGTTGTTGGCGGCGCCAATCGCCGACGCACCAATGCAATTCTTCTCGGGGATCACGTACGCAGGCCCGAAGTCGTACTGCACCGACCCGTTGTTCAGCGCCACCACTGCGCCTACACGCAGGATGCCATCCGGGCCATGCTGCTTCAGGAAGCCCGTCACGCCCGTGGAACCCGAGGCTTGGCCGGCGGTGAAGATGCCCTCGGTCATGTAACCGACATACCCGGCCGGCACGCAGTAGTGCGCCGTCGTGCGCTGGTTGAACCCAGCCGCGATCGTGTCGTACAGCACCGCAGGAACGCCCGCAGTGACCGTACCCGTGCCGGCGTTGATGTTGCCCGCGTTTGCCCCGCCCGTGCCCACCGTCAGGACGTAGAACTCGTTGACGTACAGGTACTCGTTGACCGTGTTCACGGCCGTCTGTCCGTCCAGCGTCACCGTCTCCGAGACGATGTTGAAGTTGCCGTCCACGCCGGCAATGAAGACCGTCAGGGCCCCCGTGCCGCCCGCGTCGTCGTCAGTGCTCGACGAACTGATCTTCAGCACCGACGCGGCCGTCGGGTGAGGAATCGTGCCGCCGTCCGGCCACACCGCCTCCTCCGAGGTGTCGATGTCGGGGTTGTAGCCGAACACTCGGACGACCGAGTGCCCCTGAATCTGGCCGCGAGCCACCTGAAGCTCGAACGGCTCGTACGCGCCCTGGCGCGTGATGGACGAGAAAGTGGTGGTCATGTCAGACCCTCATAGAACAGCAGGGGCCGAAGCCCCCGCTCGATCAGCACACGCCGCCGCCGGCCTTCTTCGCACGCTCGACCGTAACAGACTTCTCCGTCTCGGTCACCGCCTCACCCTTCGGTGTGCGGCTGAACATCCGCTTGATCCCCCGAGGAATCGCCATCAGGAAGTCGTCGACCGACTTCTTGGTGTCGAGGTTCTCTTGGTCGCGGTTGCGCTCGTAGGCCTCGTAAGCCCGCTCGTTTTCGGCCTGCTGCATCTGAGACTTGATGTGCTCAGGGATGCCGCCTTCCTTCATCTTCACCTCGCCACCCTTCTTGTAGGTGCCTGACAGGCGATTGATGCTCACGGGCTTCGGAGGGGCCTTGCGGCCCTGGGGCATCGCCACGGGGTGTCCAGAGTCAACACGACCCCCCGTGGCGTACGCTTTTTTTGGGGCGCCGCCCTCCTTGTAGCCACCACCGTTGGCCTTGGCCACGCCGCCGGTCTTGTAGCCGCCACCGTTGCCCATCTTCACGTCGCCCGTCTTCGCCGGGGAGTGATCAGGCTTGGCCGTGTCGACCTTGGTGGTGACCTTGCCGCCCGACTTGTAGCCGCCCTGGCCATCCACCACCCCACCCGTCTTCAGGCCCTTGTGGGCCTTGCTGGCGGGCTTGGAGGCGTGCTCCTTGAGCTTCTGCTCGGTCTTGGCCATCTTGGTCATCTCGGCCTTGTGCTCGGCCTTCGACTCCCCGCCCTTTTTCATGCCTCGGACGGGAGCGGGACGCGCCAAGTCTTTCTGCAAATCCGACATGGCCTGATTTGCAGCCGCCATGTGCCCAGCCTTGCTCATGCCCGGAGAGCCAGAAGACATAGGCCCAGGAAGAGGGCCAGTTCTTGGCCCCGACCCCATCGACGCCGTAGTCCCCGGCGAAGTCGCCCTGCCCATCTGACGCATTGCATTTCTGCGCGAAAAAATGGACGGACGACGCGGGCCCATTCCGCCGCCAACCGTTCCTTTGGCTGCACCATAGTTCATGGTGCCGGACGGCTTGGTTTCTGCGGGAGGTGTCGGCGAAGGCGGCATGGGGCCACCCATCGCCTTGTGGACAGGTTTCGAGACCTTGCCGCCCTTCTTGAGCTTCAACTCAACGGACGGCTCGGTCGTCTCCATCTTCACCATCGGCTTGAACTGGCCCATGTCACCGCTCCTTCGCGACGAAGATGTAGTCGACCGTCATGGTCTTGGCCGCCGCCTCGCCGTTCTGCAAGGCAAACGAGACCGTCAGGTCTTCGTCGTCCGGCAGATTGGTCGTGGCAACAGCCCCGCCCACAACACCGTTGACCGCGTACTGCACCTGCGACACGCCGTCGTAGTAGAACGCCAGCGTGATGAAGGTGTCATCCGCCATGCTCCCCACGGAGGCCGTCGATGCCGTGTTGTTCTTCTCCACGCGCAGGGTGACCGCAGTCGACCCGTCCGCCTTGATGAAGAACACCCCGTCGGTGACGTCCAGCGGGCTGGTGTCGGTGATCTGGAGGCCGACCGTCAGGTCCGACTGCGTGGCATCGCTGACCTTCAGGCGGGCCTCGAACCACAGCTTCTTGCTCGACGCGAAGCGGAAGCTCTCGCCGACCTTCTGAAGCGCCACGAGATCGTCGTCGGCCGCAGAGTTGGTCACCAGCAGCAAGCCGCCGTCGCCGTCGGTAAGCGCCTGGGTGGCACTGGCCTGGGTCTCGGTCACCGTCCAGTTGGCCGCGGTGTAGTAGTCGAAGTCCTCCCAGTAGGTGTGGAACTTCGTCGGCGCCGGTTGGCCCAGGGCAGCAAAGATGGTGTCTTCGCCGACGTTGGTGACGCCATTCGGGAATCGAGTGGTACTCGACATTCTTTCACTCCTTTGCGTAACGCATCAGGTAGTCGACTGCGGCGTGTAGGTTGTCCACGCTGTCCTTGAACAGCCCCAGGCCACGATTGCACGAAGTGCAGAGCAAGCCCCTTGCGGCGCCTGTCTTGTGATCGTGGTCGACCGGCATAGAGATCACCTTTCCGCGAATGACAGCCTTCTCGGGCTGCTTGCAAATGGCGCAGACACCATTCTGCTTGGAAAGTTGCTCACGATACCACTCCAAAGTGATCCCGTAAGCTCTGCGGAGGTCTTGGTCTGCGTAGTAGTCTGGGTTTGCGGCCCTGGCCTTTTGATGCCATTCCCGCTTGTATGCCTTGACGTCTTCAGACGTTTCCCGCCGCTCTTTCCAGTAGAAGTTGTCCTTGCTCCAAGGCTGCGTTGGATCGAGCCGGAAAATTTGGGACCGCTCGGGCTTCTCAGGGACATCCTTGACGAATGCCCAGAAGTCCTCGCGCCAAGCCTCCGGGATGCCTTGCCTGTGAGCGCGGCGCAAGTTGCACCACGCCGCATA